CAAGCAGGTCAGATTTATTTAGGTGCATGGCTACAGAGGCAAGCGCGGGCGGCACAACTAGAACTTTGGGCATGATTCCCAGCGGGTGTCCGTCAGGCTGCACTTGCCCCATGAACACCGAGTATGCCTGTTTCAGTCCGGCGAACGAAAGCACATAGCTGGAACCAGTTATCTGATTCGCTTTCTTCTGGCTTCCAGAGGTCGTCGCGGTCGTAGCAAAGAACGTCCCAGTATTCGCCAGCACCAGCGTCCAGAATTTAACGCTAATAGCTTTGCTTGCGCCCATTCCAATCATCTTCGGGATGTCAGCCAACGCGGAGATATTGTCATTAATCATATCCTTGCGGGATAGACTAAACATTCTCGCGTACGTATCACCAGTGATGGTGTACACGGCTTCGGCGGCTTCGGCATTTACAATCTTTCCATCCGCCGAAAGAACCTTCATTATCGTATCGCCGACAATCTTTAGACGCGTATGCGTTTGCAGATTTTGCAATGCGCCAATCTTCGCGCATTTCCGCCAAGCCTGCTCCGTAAAGTTGTAGCCGTCAAGCAGGAACTTATTCGCCACGGCTCCAATCGTGTACGGAACGGAAATCGTGGAGAATGCAGCGCGGAACCAATCATGCCCTTCTCCGGAGAAACGCGGCAATATCTTTCCATCCAACGCGGCGGCGGCCTGAACCAAGTCGCGCAGTCCGCGAATCTTGTTCTTGTCGGCAGCATTCAAAACTTTCTCACCATGCTTTTTCAAAAGATATTCTTCGGACGCGCCCAGCGTCTTGCACGCGGAGGCGACAATCACGTCGGATGTGATTGTTTCATCCGTCACCGGCTGAATCGCCGGAAAACCCCTCTGGCGGGAAGCGCGGAGGACTTCCAGTTCGGCCTTATCCGCCGTCCACTTTTCGGAAATCGCCGTAGCTTTGATTTTTTTCAGTTCCTCACTGTCCCCGGGGAGATTGCTGATTTTTTCAATGCGGAGAGCTTCAATCGCATTGTCAGCCTCTTTGCGATACGCTTCGATTTTCTTTTCCGTTTCCTGTTCCGGAATCACCGGGGCAGGGGCGGGAACGACGGACGGAGCCGCCTCTATTTTTTTGTCTTCGGGCATGGGGATTTCCCTTTCTATTTTGCAAGTGCCCATATCGGCGGCTGAGCCTGCCACCATAGTTGCTGACGTTTCGTCGTCAGCCCCAAGTGCTAAAATTGACTGCTCCTGAAGTTTGCTTTTGCGAATCACATAACAAGGGCCGGAGAAAGTCAGGCCATTGGCCTTGATTGTATCTCCAGCCTCACAATAAATAATCTTTTGAGCTATAACGCCGAAGCTGGACTGCCACGGAAAACCATTATCTGCGTTATTCACAACCTCTTTCGCCGCGTCTCCCGTTCCGGAGATACTGGCCTCCATCGTGAATGACTGTTCTTCTTTATTTATTTTAGTGGAATGGCCGACGACTTGACTGGGATTATGGTCTTTTAGAATCGGATATGACTTTTTGCCGACGGCCATTCCTGAAATATCAAGTATTGTTGGAGTGCCTCCCATTCCTGCGAGCATTAATGCCCCGCCTTTGTAACAGGCAATATTCATTTTGCGGCAAGCAGTCTTGCCTTTTTCATCTGTTGCGGCGGCGGAAATAGTAATCTCAGCTCCGGAGCGAATAAATAAGTTACTTGGCATGTTATCAATTTTGTTTTCAGACATTATTCATCTCCCATTGCTGGCGCGGTGTCCACTGGTTCGCTATTGTCAACCGGCTCACCGTCTTGGTTAGTATTCGCATCTGGCAAGATTTGTTCTGTTGATGGAATAGTCTGCGGCAAGCCCAACGCCTCACGTTGTGTTTTTTCTTCAACTTCATATTCCAGCCGCTCCGCCAATTTATCGCGCCAATCATACCCTCGGCTGGCGTAGTATTCCGGTATTGGTAACGTTCCATTCTTTATGCGGATATTGTCCGCAGTAGCTTCTTTAACGGGGTCTACATGCTCGTGTCCGTCCCAGTACCACTCATGGGTTTCCGGTTCAACTGATTTCAATGCTTTGTCAATATCGAAGTTTTCGGGCAGTAGAATCCACTCTGCAAACCACTTACTGAAAACGCGGTCAAGAATATTGTAAGCTATTTCTTGCCGATCTATATCAATGACTTTAAAATATGTCTGGTGGTCAAGGCGGCCAGAGGCATAATTATAACCGCTGGAATTGCCAGAGGCTACATTAAAAGATATTCCCAAAGGACGGGCGCATTCTTCCAGTATTTCTTTTTTAAATTCGGGATAGGTTGTCGAGGGATGCTCCGCTTTGAAATCATGCGCCTTTGAACCGGCGGGAAGCTGAGAGATAGTACCCGGAGACAATTCAACCTCGGAATACGGGTCAGTAGCAACGGGGTCAGTTTCAAGTGATGTATCAACTGCGTTTTCAGTTTCCAACACAATTCCAAAACACGCCGCCCGCTCCGCTGCAATAAGATTCGCCTGTGTATATCGCCGTAGAATTTCAAAGTCAGTTAATGAACTTGACGCCTCCGCAACCCCGCGATGCTGTCCGGGGCGGTCGGGATGATAGTAATGAATTACATCTTCTGCGGGAACCTCGCGGAAATCCCCCTGTAATGTGTTATTGGTCATGCTCCCGGGAGTCGGCTGTTTAATATCAGTATGCGGGTTAATATCAAAGTTGCTCATTAGTCCAGAGCCGGAGAGATACCGTTTCAATATCGTGTATGAAATTGGATTTCCAACATCATCAAAAGTAATTCCATCTATCGTATTGCCGCCGGAAATGCTGGCAATGCGGTCCGCCTCGATAAGCTGAATATCCAGTTTGACGGCTTTCAGAATTGGATTGGTGAAGAAAAGCCCGAATACTTCTCCATCACGAATACGAGATAAAACCGCAAGGCGCAATTTTATATTAAGATTGGTTTCACGCTGCCAACGATTCCAGTCGCGTTCCAGCCGTTTGTTTATATCTTTATCAATGGAAACAAATTGGAGTCTGGGGCCGCGTCCAATAGTATCACGCGCCTTAGTGTCAACCATTCCGCGATAATAACCGTTATTGATGTAAGTATACCGGCTGCGCTTGCGAATCATCGCCCGTATGTTAGTTCTTGCAGCGGCATCGGCGGGAAACAAGTTAGCCTGTGCCCACATATATTTTGTGGTATCGCCGTCTTGGGAAATATCATACGAGTTTGCGCGGACTTGCTTGTCAGCAGTACGAGACAAGAAAACGCGCTGCCGTTGAGATTTACTAAACGGATTCAAAGCGCGTCCGATAGCTTGGATTCTTTGTTTCAGTCCGATTTCAGCATACTCCCCACATACGGGTTTTATGGAATTTAATACCCAAACCTTTGGCGGAAGCAGCCTTACGGGCAAGATGCAGGTCAGCAGCTATTAAGTCGGGCAGGGGCTGAGCCTGTACGGAGCCTGCATCTCCGGAGATAGACTTTGGCTTATTGCTTGCATCCGTAATTTTAGTAGTCAGGTTAGTAGAGTCTGGCACAGCGTAACTCCCGCAAAGGTTTTCTTGGCCTTTACGGGAATTAAACGCTAGATTGTAGTGAATACAAGGCGGAAAATAGCAAAAAACGCAGTTTGGCAAAATAGGTTTACACTAATAGAAACATTTTTAATTTTTACTTTGGCATAAATTCATTTGTAGCAACTAAAACAAACTCATCGGAATCCGCCGCATCTTCGGCGGCATATCCCATAAATAGGTTTTCTCCCTCACGACTATTTTTGTTTGTTGATATTATATTTTCAAATTTATCCCAATAAACAGCATCCCCCTGAATGAATGCCGAGCCAGAAAAAATTCCCTTTTTTAGTTTGATTAAATCGGAAATAAAAAAAGGAATATGGATATTAGATGATTTCTTTTTGTTCATTGGGATTTTCCTTTTTAATTTCCACTCTTTCCGTTGTTATCATCTTCTTTCCACAGTATCGGCAATGCCGGTATCGGCGGATAATGTTTCCCGTCCGCATGGTTCTATCTACACGAAGATCGCGGCAACCGCAATTTTGACAGCAGATACCAGCATTATAAAGCGGCTCGTCAGGCATGTTATCTCCTGTATTTTCCCATCCGCTCTGCTAACGAAACAAATCGCGGCGGCTTCCGTTGCAGTTTTTTCTCTCTCATTCCCGCCAATGTCGTCCCCTGCTCGGAAGTTCCAATGGTACAGCCCGTGCAGCAGTCCCACCAGTGATTTTCACGATTCGGTTTTAAGTTCCATTCAATCTTGCGCCGCGTCGGGCTGGAAATCTCCGTACCATATTCGGAAGTCAAATGGTCAAATAACAAAGCATGGTCATTGTGTTCATCGCCGAAAATAGACAAGCTCCCCGCATCATGTAGCGGTGTCAGCAACCGAGAGCGCGTCTGCGTCTTCCAATAATCTACGTCCGCCGTTAATCTTAAAACATTTTTTTGTTGCTTTCCAGCGCGTATAAACCAATTATCACCGCGCCTCTCTCCCGGCTCCATCGTCCAGCTTTCCATTCCCTTTGCCGTTGCCTTCGGAGCTACGGAATGGAAGGGCATGAACTGCGGCAAATGCAAATCGGAACATGCCGCATAAACTGAATTCCGCGCTTGTCCGTCGTTGGCATCTATCAATACCCGCGATAGCCGCAGTTCTACGCCGTCGGCGCGAAACCAAACACGCCCCGATAGCTGGCGACAAAGTGCACTTATACCCGATAGCCACGCGCCCTCTTGTGTTGCATTGCCGGTTATATCTTTCAACCCCATCCGAATATCAGAAAGCCCAAAGTACGAAACGGGCTGTTGCGGATAGGTCGAATATTCCAAAATCCATCCGGAGAAATCGGATTCCTTCCATCCGCAAACCATAAAAAACAAAATCTTATCCTGTACATCAATGAACGCCGTTAAGTTATTCACGCCCAACGGAACTTCACCCGCTTTCAATCCATTAAGTTTTGAGCGTAGAATCTCGATAGTTAGATTCCCCGTACCGTAATCTTGCGGCTCCAATGGTTTGTTTTGCATTTCGGAAGCGAAAGCCTCCACTCCCATACTAAAATACTGGTTATAGGCATGTTGTACAGCCGATAATTCTCTTTCCGGATCGAAGCAAAATTCCCATGACACCCGCGCCCCTGCATCCATTTCCACGCGATTGTTACGGTAAAATTCCGTTGCCTCTTTCCGCGCCCGCAAATTGTCTCCGTCAATCTCACGGTCGAAAGACTTTAGTATGTCGCGGTATTTTCCAAGCCAAAGTTCATCATGTTTTTCTGCCCAAGATAAAAGCATTGGCGTCCGCTCCCCTTCCCAGAGCGGATACTGTTCCGAATCGAGTAACTGGTCTGCCATATCATTTTTTTCTATCACAGTGCAGGCAATCAAAATTGAAATTGGCTTCTTGTGGCCGGCCAAATTGATTATATCATTGGTTAGAATTTTTAACCTATCTCGACACTGCATGGGAGCCTTACTGGACTCATGCGTTTGCGGGTCGTCTATAAAAACAAAATCAGGTCGTACTTGTTTTCCATCCGCCCGTTTATGCTTCCGTCCACGTATGCGCCCAGTTATCCCCGCTGCTGAAATAATAGAGCCGTCGCTCTTCCCCCCCACGGTTGCAAAAACAATCGTATCTTTCCGCCACTCGATATTAGTTTGCTTCCCGGTGTATCTTTGTCCTTTTGCCCGTTGCGCCACACCTTCGAGAGCCTTCGCTGGAAAACAAGCCTCCGGGAAGTCCTCCATCAATAACTCATTGCCTTCCAGTTCGCGCTTAATACTGACGATATTTGATTCTGCCGCGCTCGCATCAGCCCCAACAATAAACGTAAACCGAGAATGGCCATAAAGCACCGCCCAGAGTGTTGAACATTCCGCAATAGTCGTCTTGCCATAGCCACGCGGTAACGCCTCCACAAACTTGCCGCCTTCCAGCACAGCCCGCTGAATTTTACCAATCGCCTTCTGGTGCGCCCCGGAGAAAGGCCACAAGAATAAATTCGGAAAATATGTTTCCAAAAATACCGATAGATTGAATTCACCTTGTTGCCGCCGTGCCAAATTGGCAACTGGTGGTAAATCGCCAATATCCTGAACGTCACGCACCTCTATACGCGCATCCCTCACGGCCTTCCGTTCAGCGTTTCTGTTTCGTAACATTGTGCATTTACTCCATTTTTCTTAATAGTACCGAGTTTGTACTATTTTCTGAC